ATTATCCTTAATGGTTCTTTAGATATATTGTACCATACTTTTTAGAAAATGTCAAGCACTTTCTGCAACTTTCTCACTAGCCTTGGTTCTGGGCTTGGGAGAAGGCTTGTCTAAGAGCTTGAGCTTCTCCTCCAGTTGGTTGATTCGGTTGTCTAGGTAGCTGAACCTGTTGTTGATTTGATCCAGTAATTTCTGCATTTCGGTTGGTGTTAGCATTTGTCACTCCTTGTGATGCTTTCATTTGCATTTCTTTGAGCACTAGTTCGGCTGTCTTAGCCCTACGCTCAAACTCTTTATCGTCTTCAATGCCCGGTTCTAAGTTTGTAGAAAGAGCCTTGATGCGATCTGTCATAGCCTCATATTCAGCAAGTTGTGTTTCTGCACTGTACTTTTCAGCCCGTGCTCGTGATTCAGCCGCTTGACCTGCAAAGGCTTCAATTTGTGCCTGTAGCTGTGCCATCTGCATCTGAGCTTGCTGTTGCGCTACCTGCTGTGCTTGTGGGTTAGGCTGTGATGCCTGACGCAACGTACCAATCAACTCTTCACGATTAGAGATGTTCATGTGGTCAATAATTGCTTCAAGCAACATTGGATACATTGGTGACTGTTTGTCCATTGTCTGTAACAATTGTACAAGCTGTGTCACTTCATACTCACGAGCAATAATACCTAGTGAGCTAGAAGGAATAAACTTGAAGTCTTGTACAGGATACAGTTCAGGTGTAAACTGCATATAACGCCATGCACTCTTCTCAATCATTGGAATCAGGAAAGAGTCTTGGAAGTTAATCAAAGTACGCTTGTGACGCTTGATAATTGCTCCTAGCCCCATTGAGATACCTGCGGCTGTCGCTTCACCATTGACAACACCTTGCATACCTGCTGAGTCTACAGCACCAGTCGCTTGTTGTACCATTGTTTGCAATTGTGCGGCTTGACCAAATGTAATTTGATTGACCTGTCCAAAGTTGAATGGCTGTAGGATTTCAGCAGGGTTGCCGTTAGTAAGAATAGTTTTACCCGGACGTACTTCCATCTTAGCACCTCTAGGAAGCCTTGAGGCGTCCACAGCGAGCATTGGATGGATTGTGAGTGCCAAGGCATCAATACGAGCACGTAGTTCTGTGTCAAGAGCTTTCTGTGAGTTGTAGCCCTTTTCACAAACACCACGGCCCCAGAAGCGTCCCGGTACAACATCCCAAGGGAATGCAACAACAGGACGATCTTTCATCATGTATGGGTTTTCTTCAATCTTCAGTAGCTGACCACCGTTGGCAATTACGCACACAACTTCGGTGTAGCCCTTAGACTCTTCGGTGTCTTCGTCTTCTACCAAGTCAGCAACTTCTTCATCCTCGTCTAGTTCATTTTGCATCTCTGCTTCAAACATAGACGTAGGAATTAGTCCGTAGTATTTAGTGAGACGTACCTTGTCGTCATCGTAGATAGTGAGGTCTTGATCTGGCTCAAGGTCAACATCAGGATAGGTGTTTTCAAGAATCACATCACGATATGTACCGTCTTCAATCAACATCTCTACTTGGTGTCTAGGAACAAACTCGTCTACAGCGACACCCAGTGCATCTTCAATGTTTGTAGCAACAGGATCAATCAAGAAGTTTTGTGGTAGGATAGGCTTGAGACGAACAACAAAGCGGTCACGCATCTCAACACCAACAGCCTCTGCCGCACCTTCCATAATAGGACGGGTAGCAGGAGCCATTTCTTTTCTTTCTTCAATGACCAGTTCAGCAATACCAGTACCGAATACAGCAGAGTTGATGAGAGCTTCTGAGACAGCCTTACGAATTTTTGTAATCTTAAAGTCTTCGTCTAGTTGTCTGCGTAAAACAACAATGTCGTTTTTGTTCTGATCTTGAATGTCATCACGAATGTCAAAAAACTTACCACGACCAAAGGTTGCTTCTTCTACTTCTGCAACACTACTCTCTACTGCTTGTTGTAGTGCAGGAGAAATAATTCGTGAACGCTCTGAGTTGCGTAAGGAGTCTGATGAGTCCCAGATACCACGCCATAGACGATAGTATTCTTCAAACTTTTCAGCGTAGTTGGATTCGTAGTGGTCACGCCATTGGTCACATTTTGCCATGATCCACCCGGCAGTGTCAGTCTCGTATAGTCCTTTGTAGTCGTCTTGCATTTTAATATCCTGCGGTTGCATCTAGGATTTCGTAGTCGTCTTCTTCGTAGTCGTAGTAGTACGCTACTTTAGCTAGTTGGTCAATGTACGCTAGAGCATCAACTAAATCGTCATGCACTAACGCATTAGGGAATTGAAACAGTTCGTCCATAAACTCCGTGTTCCATTCGCCTTTGTTCAGTGTAATCTGACCGTGCTCAAAGCGTCCTTGAAGAGCCCAGACGATACGATCAGTTTTCTTTTTGTTCCCGTGTGTTAGTTCCTCCACCCTGAAGAACCGTTGTCCTGACTTCATTAAATCGGTAAGGTAAGGCAGTACCGCATTCTTTAAGGCTCCTTTTTCTATACCAACCGCTACAGGACGATAGTGTTCTACAGTGTCGAATATTTTCTTGGCGGTCTTTTTGATGTCCCATCTGCCATGTATAATGTCTGCTATCCACCAACCCTCCGGCCCTGCTTTAACGACTGCTATTGCTGTTTGGTCGAGTCTGGTGTTTTTGGATTTAGTCGCAGATTCAACATTAGCAAAACCCGCAAGGTCGACTGCAATATAATAATCCCCGTCGTCAGGCTCATCATCAGAGAACTGTAGCCAATCTTCTTTAAAGATTTCACTACCCATTGCTTCAAACGATGCAAGGAACTCCTGTCGGAATGCGTAGGACGACATGGACTTCTTAGCTGTATCAATTTCGTTTGGGTCGAGTAGTGGGTTGTCGTAAGATGTGAAATGCCAAGCCTTATAGCTGTCATCATCTTCAAGCTCAGCGTAGCGATACAATTCATAGAAGTGGTTCCTTCCCATTGGTGTGCCAATAAACATTGCATCGCCCTTTTGGTCAGCCAAGGCAGGACGTAAGATTTGTTCCCATACTGACGGTTTCATGTCAGCATACTCATCCATAACTAGGAACTTAAGACTGACACCACGCATGGTTTCTGGTCTGTCAGCACCCTTCAATGAGATTGTACAACCGTTGATTAAAGTAATCTGAAGGTTGTTAATGTGCGAACTTTTAATAACAGGATTGGCTAACTCTAACAGAGTTGTCCACATGATGTCCCTAGCTTGCCCTTGTGTTGGAGCAACATAGTAGACATGACCACGTTCTGTTTGTAGTGCATTGATAATGAGCAACCAAGCCGCTAGTCTGGACTTACCAGTACGACGACCTGCGGCAACAATCTTAAATCGTGTAGGGTCACTGAAGACCTCTTGTTGCCAAGGAAGTAACTCGACGTTAAGTTCAGTCGACATTAACGTCCTTCATAATATCAACTAACTCTTTACTACGACGACCTACCTGACCGTACCATTTAGAGTTAATCATCTCATTAGCGGCCATTAGGTAGTTACCTTCGTTGACGTAACGAATCATATTCTTGAACTTAGAAAGACGGTTACGACCAAGATTAAAGGCCATATTAACGCAGACCCTTTGGACATCCATAGGTTGACTATCAAGATTCATAAAGATAGCACAGGCGTCGCTGTAGGCGGCCTCACAGTCCTCTTTAAAGACATCCAGAATCCTTTCGTCTTCTACAGGAGTCCCTACAGGCCAAGTGTGTTCCATATCAGTCTCAGTGACCATATGACCTATACCAAACGTAGGATACCCTTCAGAACACAGGTAGATCTCAGTAACATATCCTTCGTGACGGATTAAGTCTTCTTTGACAATTTCTATTAGCTCATTCTTTGTTGTCATCAACTATCTCCGCTTCAATAATGTCTTCTTCAGTAGAAATCTTAGGGTCACCTATACCACTAATTGTAATTGACACTGAAGGACGACCACCACTGGCGTTATCTTTTTCAAAATAACTAACAGGTAACATACGATCCATTAGTAACTTCCAAGCCGCCGCTTGGTTCTTATGGTCGTCGTTAAGTGCCGCATCTAAAATACTTTCTAACACTTTATGTGACTTAGGTGAAGCCAACATACGTGCTTTATATTCGTTAATGATCGCCGCATCACCCTTCGGGCGACCAACCTTACCCCTATTGTTTGGTTTTTTAGCTTCTACGTCTTGTTTTCTAGGACGACCTAACTTTTTACCATTTGGGGATAAAGATTCTGACATAAGTATTCTCCTACATAGGTACTTAAGTGTTTCATGATTGTAAAACTTAACGACTAACTAAACGAATTACTTAACGATGACTCATTTGTCTCTTAAGATATGTATATTATAGCATAATATTTTCTAAATGTCAAGAGGTTTCTACTGTTTTTCTTAAGATACCGCCCTTTGGGTTACTTGTCAAGCCTTTTGTTTACATTTGTTATACTTTTTTCTTCTAAAGAAACACTTAAGTATAACAAAAGGTTAGCTTAAGTAGTTCATTATAGCTTTTTGTTATATTAATAGGGTTTTTATGTGTTTCTGAAAGGTTTCTGAAGGTTGCTTTTGTTGTGCCTGAGCGGGTACATCTAAATTACAACATACGTCAACCCCCTCCCCCGGCCACACTTAGGCCCCACCCAAGTTATCCACAGGAAACACACAGGATACACACAAGTTATCCACAGGTGTGCATAAGTTGTGCATAAGCTGTTGGTAAAGTTATCCACAGGTTACACACAGGTGCACCAAAGTAGTGCATGAGTTGCACCAAAGTGGGGCAAGGTGTGCTAAAGTGGTGCATGTGTGTGCCTGAGTAGATCCCTCTAGACACACCCAAGAAACTCCCAAGTGTTACCAAACCACACTACATAGGTGTTACCAAAGTACCCAAGTGTTACCAACAGTAACTAGACTAAGGTCTAAGAATAATCCTGAAAGCCAGTAATGGCAAGGGTTTTAAAAGTTGGCACGGTGTCTGCATTATTACTCACGACACAAAACCATTCAGGAGAGTCAACATGAACACAGTAGATACAACAGTCGAATATCGTTTATATGCTCAAGCATACGGGAGCACTCAATGGAATCAGGCACCTAAGGTTCTGTTGATGGTCAGCTATGATCTAGAGCGCGTCAAGGAGATGGAGAAAACCCTGCGCGGTAATGGTTTGCTCTCTGACTTTGTTATTGAGCATCAGCAACAACCTAGCCAACTATTGTATCCACGCTAAGGAGAACACACATGAAAAACTACATTCACCTCACCAAGTCTAAACCTACTCAATGGAACGGCAACGGCATGGGCACAGACTCAGCCGAATGGGTTGTAAAAGGCGCAGAGCATATCGCTGTACTACAAGTCGCAGGAAGTTGGGTCGCTAAGGATACGTCTATCCGTGCTAACAATGGCTTGAGCCAAGTGATCGCCCGTGCTGACTACAAGCGCGACTTGATTAACAAACTGAACCTTATATACATACAGGAGAACACCACTGGCATTTAAGCCCACTGATGAGCCTGAGTTGCGTCAGGCGAAACGATCAGTCTATACTGGTCGTCTGGGTAGCAACACAACGAGGAGAACTACCATGAGAATCACACAAGCACATCTAGAGAACTTGACGGACTGGATCAACCACGAGAAAGGTTATCCGTTGACAGCATACGAGCGAGACGCTGACGGCATCCTACACGCTCAACAATTACATATTCTGGTCAGGCGTTACAGTGGCCGTTGTCATGTCGAGCAAATCGTTAATGCAGGTGGCGGAGTGCGTGACCTTAACCACGGCACAGCACGGGAGTGCTACGAGTTCCTACGTGGTATGCAGGAGGCTATCATGCTTGACCAGAGGGCTGAGAGGTATGCGGCATGACAGGCGCAGAAGAAACAATGTTAATAATTTGGACAATGACGTTTCTCGCTTGGGGAATTGCAAAAGCACAGGAGTGGTATTGAAAATGGAAG